CCAAAGAAAGAACAGCAGACGCTTTAAGTTCGCTGATAGCTCAGGATATGGCTGAAACAGATTTATCTAATCCTTTCGTTACATATACAGGATTGTCTGATGTAGTCACTGCTAGGCTTGGTACTCCAGCGGAAGCTAGAGCTAAGATAAACCAGTTGTTTACAGTTAGCGAAAGGATTAGACAGGAAGCTCTTCAGAAAGCAGCGGTAGAATTCCATGCAGGAGATATGAGAGAGGTTCAAACAGTAGTAAACGCCGTTTTAAACGAGCCAACACCTGAGCGTAGGCTTGCTCGATACAATGAATTGAAGCCGGGATTGATAGAGAGAATAACTAGAACCGTTTATGGTGATGATCCACTCATGACAAGAAAGCGAGTTCAATCTATAGGTGAAATTCTTGATGAGTCTTTTGGCACAGCAGTTCAAATGAGAGAGGCTATTACGAAACAAGAGGAAAAAAGGCGAGGGGATAAGAGATGGTTGTGGGAGCTAGAGGACAGGCTTAAACATAACACTGACCGTATTAGGGAAGGCATATGGAGCGATGTTCTCAAAGGCATACCAATTCCAACATCTCGCGATGATTTTAATGAAAAGGAAAGAGACTTACAGACAGAGTTAAAAAAGCCTCTGTATGGGTTAAGTTCTAAACAGATACAGGCTGCCCTAAAAACATTTAGAGATAACACCCCCGCAAGATTCACTGCTGTACGAGAAGACAAGGTTGGTCTTATTGGACAGATGAAACGAGATTTTTCTGATGAGTTGCGTCCAGAACGGTATAAGAAGGACGGCGTAGTAGATTTAGACCATCTAGAAGATAATATAGATGCAATACATCGGTCATTAGATAGGGAGATAGTTGGTAAGAATTTATATTTGACTGAATATAATATAATGGGTAAGTCAAGAAGGACGGTAGTAAATGATGATATGTGGCATATACTTAGATTGTCTTATGATCGGCCCCAATGGAACGAAGCGATGAAGATTCTTAAAGAGGATGTAGGTGACATTGCTGGAGAGATGACCAAGCTGGATGCAGAAACTATTAGTGCTTCACTTAGGAGTAAGGGTTTTGTCATACCAGCAGAGCTTATAGCCTTCAGGTACAATCAAAAAATGTGGTTAGAGAACTACGTTGAGAGAAAGGATAAGTGACCACTGATATAAGAAGGTTTGAGGGAGAATCTTACCTTGATTTCAAGAAAAGATATTTAGCATCCTTAGCTGGCGAGGCTGTTCCAGAGGTCGTAAAGGATGTAGCCGGTAGTGGTATGCAAGGAGCGAAAGTAGTAGGTTCCAAGTTTATGGATATCTTAAATCAGATTGATAGAGGTAGAGGGTTCGGCGCTGGTGTTTGGGACGAACTTAGCCCCCGGAGCCGGGGGACAATGTTATGGATACTAGGAGCTTCGGTCAGAGGCTTTTTAGAAGGTGGTATTGAGGGATGGAAAGACCCTTCTTCAGTATCATATGGCGATGAGTTTACTTCCTTATATCCCAAATGGTTTACCGACATTCCCTACGTTGGCGCAACATTTAAAACAGGCACAGAAATAGGGGCTAATATAGTCGGTGATCCTTTAACCCATCTTGGCGCGGGAGTAGTAACCGTTCCTTATAGAATAATAAAGGGTATCTCCAACGCTGTAGCCGCATCAAAGGCTGGTTCAGCCGTTCTAAGAAGCAAGGCTGTTACCGACGTACTAGAAAGTTTTAATGTGTATACCGGAGATGCAGCCAAATCACACAAACTTGTTAATATGCTCCGGTTGGAAGACAGAGGCGCTGATATAAGCGCGATAAGAGAAGCAGCCGAATTAAATCTACGATTAGAACAAATAGCAAAAGAATCAGGAGAGACACTTCCAGATATAAAGAGGGCAATCCTAGATGCAATAGAAGCGGGAGAGACTGCGGGACTTGCAAGGTATGGAGATGATGCTATAAAGTTTGCTGATGATGAGATAGACTTTTATAGGAAGCTGCGGGAAACAGAAAATGCACATGGCATAACTACAGCAGATTTGATGAGGGCTGTTGGCGAGGACGGAAAACAAATTCTAATACCGGGAATAGGTATGACGAGGGCTATGCAGATGGGTGTTGGCGGCTACGTACCCCATATCCTACAAAGAGGAACTTTAGGATACAAGGTAAAAAGCCTTATGCATAGGGCTATGCCGTTTACCTCCCAAAGAAAGATAGAGGGAACAATAAGCGAAATAAACGCCAAGCATGGTAGAAAGTTATTTATGGATGACCCCGTTGCCCTCCATGTGCTTAGGGGTATGTGGTCTGCAAGAGCTACAGCAGCAAGCAGGATGGTCAACAATGCTGGTGAAGAGTTCGGTATAAGGATAGGTAAGACGGCAAAAGATAAGAGCGGAAATACCGTCTACTATGATACCGCTGGAAACAAGATAGATGATACTGTCTTTGCTGATCCAATACCCGGAACATCGCAATATATGTTGCCATTAGATATGGCTAGGGTTATACAAAGACAACATAGAGTATTGTCTTCCCCAGAAGAAGTTAAAGGTATGTTGAAAACATACGACGAAATACAGAACTGGTGGAAAAAATACGCTCTAGCAACTAGACCAGCTTGGCATACTAGAAATGCCTTTGGTAACTTCTGGAACGCTTACTTCATAGGGGGGCTTACCGACCCAAGATTATACGGAGAAGCCGCCGCTATACAAAGAGCTATGAAGCAGGGTGATGACTTCCTGTCCAGTTACATAGGTAAGAGAACGGCCAAGGTCCATGTTGACCCCGCTGCGGAAGTTGCTGGAACAGGCATGACCAGACAAGAGATATTTGAAGAGGCAATGCGAAGAGGTGTATACGAGTCAGGAATGTACGGTTCTGATATAGGGCAAAGTATACTAAGACAATCCGGTAGGCAATCTAATATACCCGGAGCTACAGAGTGGAAGGGCATAAACAAAATGTTCGCCGCCGGTAAAACTCTTGAGAACAACGCTAGACTAGCTCTTTTTGTAGATGGTATAAAGAAGGGTAAATCATTAGACGATGCGGCGTTAAACGTGCGTAAGTCCTTGTTCGATTATTCTGATTTATCAGAGTTTGAAAAAAGGGTAATGAAGCGGTTGTTCCCCTTCTACACTTGGACTAGAAAGAATATACCCGCACAATTGGTAGCTATGGTAAAGCATCCAGATAGAGCCAACAAAATAAATATTATGGTGGACGCTCTGCAAGGGGATGTAAAAAAGGTAGATGAATCTGATATAGAAGATTGGGTAAAAGGCCAGTTTCCAATCATGCGGCCAGACACAGCAGAAGATACTTACACATTCATAACAACGATGTCTTACATGCCAAACTGCTGAATTGGGAAGGCTATTTCAAAAGCCGGAGCAAGTTCGTGATTTAGCTGGCGGAATGCTATCCCCCGTGTTAAAGGTTCCACTTGAATTGATTATCAATTATGATACATTCAGAGGACAAAAGATTGATAAATCTCAACGTGGTATGTTTTTCGGTGATTTTGNTGAAAACTTTTTTGATAGCTATCCCGGACAAAGAACGACGGTAAAAGAATACGGGAAGGATAAGGATGTATTAGTCGGTTCGGAAAGTTTCTTGGGAATAAACATGACACCCAAGCAAAAGCATTTAGCACAATCCATAGTTCTCCTTGGGGAAGTAGATAGACTAAACCCAATGGGGATTTTNGGGATGATGAAGGGAACAAGTCTTGGGCTGGAGCNGAGAGAAGGCATCACGATATACCAGAATCCGCNAGATGGATAAGGGCTATACTAGGCGCTAGGATATACAAAAGAAAGAAGGGGAAGACAAAGCATTCCAAGTATAGGCAGCTAGAGACTGATATACAGTTTCTTCAACGGGCGGTGGCTCAAGCAGCCAGACAAAATGATGACGTAAGGCTAAGGCATCTTAACCTACAGTTGCAGAATGTATACAAGAGAGGGGGAGATTTGTGATGAGGCTAATGATGGCGGTTCTTATGATGTTTAGTTTTAGCGCGGCAGCTATGAAGCCATTCGCGCAAGTAGTACCTATGCAAGTGCTATGCACAAAGGGTGGCCCTGAGTATCTAATACTTGAGTTAATGGAGAAATACAATGAGGTTCCAGCTTACACTATGCAAATCTCTGTAGATCATCCACTTCCATTAGCTATGATTATTACTGAAAACAAGAACAATCCATCCTCTACAGTTATCTTAGCCAACCCTAATCTTGGCATGTCCTGTATATTTATGACAGCTAAAGATTCTCTGTTAGCAACAGAAGCAGAAAGTCTGCCAGCTAAACAACCATCAGACGAAGACTCAAAGCTAGGAGTATAAATGAATATTGACGCTAAATTTTTCGGTGCGATAATCTTTGTTATTGTGCAGACATGCGGTGCAATCTGGTGGGCTTCTGGGCTGTCTGCTGAGGTAGAGCGGTTAGCTGGAATTCAAGGTAGGGCAATACCAGCCCTTGAAGCAGAGGCTAAACAGTGTGGTATAGAGATACACAACCTCAAGAAACTAACAGGCGACCAGAAAGAAGTTCAAGAGTCTGTAAAGAATCTCGATGTTATGATGTATAGACTTCAAACCATAGAGACTATGCTGGATAAAATTCTAGCTACGAAGGTTCGCTAATGGAAGAGCAAAAGAACGGATGGCACATGAGCAAGAGTCTCAGTGTATCACACTTACTCAGCACTATAGCTATTGCAGTCGGGTTCTTTACCTATGTTACTGGCATAGAGCAAGAGACAGTCGTTAATAAGATGGAATTAAAAAGCCTATCCGAAAGAATGGACAGGACAGACGAGCGACACAGCGAACAGTTCAGCGAAATAAAAGATATGTTGAAATCCCTTACAATTAAAATTGATAACTTAGGGCATCGTCGTGACCAATGAACATAACACCGGCAGCGGAAAAGAAAATAGATCAAACTCTATCCGAAGCAGAATATCTAAGAGTGGAGGTCAATGGAGGTGGTTGCAGCGGATTCACGGTTGGCTTGGCGAAGACCAGTGGAGCAGAAAAGAACGACATCTGGCTGAACAAGAACGTGGTTATAGACTCCACCTCGGCGGGGTATTTATCAAAGGCAACTCTGGACTGGATAGATGACCCCTTCTCACCTTCCTTCAACTTTAAAATACCAAACACTAAGTCATGCGGTTGCGGGAATTCATTTCAACTTGAGGATAGCTAATGGAATCTTTAAAAAACTGGGTAAAAGAAAACCCTATCTATGCAGTAATCGTTGGCGCAATCTTAGTGTCTGTGCTTTACCACTTGTTCTGATAGGATGCAGCAGCCTAAAGAAAGCAGCGATGATAGGCGGCGGCTCGTTAGGAGCGGGTGCGATTGCCTCGATTGCGACGTCGGGGACTGCGCCTGTGTTACTGGCCTCAGCGGTAGGTGCCTCTGCGACCAGTGTCGGTGCGGATATAATGGCACCATCGAAGAAAGGAGGAAACATGGCTACAGCGTCTAGTTGCGCCCCAGATAATTTTTGGACCCTATTAGGGGACCTCGTAAGTATGGGAGGTTGGTTATTAATATTAGTAATATTAGCTCCTATGGTGCTGGGTTGGATACTCCCCGGACCACTGGAACGCAAGAAGAAGAAATAAACTTCACCCTTTATAAAGTGTGTCGTGTCAAGTGGCGTGACATACTTGCTTCCAACGAGTGGGAGAAGCATACGGACATCAAATGCCCTACACTAGAAAGTATAGGGTGGCATGTCTATGAAGACGATGACACCCTAAAGATAGCCAACACCCTAGACTACGAAGATTGGGAAGGTAAGTCTACAGACAAGCCAGTACCCTATGGGATAACAGCGTTCCCCAAGGGGTGCGTCGTAGATGTAACCTACCTCTAACCTAAGAAAATGAAAAGAGCAAGACCAAGCAACACCAAGCTAAGAGCGTCCATGCTATTTCCTCCCTTTTATTCCGCATTCTCTGTCCTCTATATCTCTTAATATAGTCTCATCTCTATGCTCTGGCGACCTAAACGGCCCCGGATTTATAGATAAATAATTACGTTCTGAGTTAGACAAGAGGTATCCATACTTAGCCCCCGGTCTTTTTCCCATCTTCTCCGCTCTCCAGTTCCCTACTCTTCCAAATTCCCTGTCCCACTCTATCTTGTTGCTGTATTTGCTCAAGTTTTCTTTGCCTCGCATATTCATCTAAAGATATTTTATACATCCTCTCAAACCATTCTCCCCATGTACCACCCTTAGGGCATGGCTTATATCGGTTTCTCCAACAGAACCTAGCAGAATGTAAAGTGATTAATTTCTTTTGTTCTTCTAGGTATTCCTTACTTGGGTTTAACATCTTCTGGTATCACCAGTACATAAATCCTACCCTCTATCCGCACTATCCATTCTCCTCTCTCGTCGTGTAAGATGCATTCAGCTACCTCTGTCTCGCAAAGGTGCTTCATTAGTAGATCAACCTCATCTAAATCACAATCCATTATCTAAGTCACCTATCCGCATATTAAACATATCCACCAACGTAACAAAACCGTTGGACTCATCCTCATCGCCCCTGTTCCATTCGGTAGCTAGATTAAAGTATTTATCCGCCGCCATATCACCTACCAGCCAGATAGACTTTACCTTATGGTAAAAGCCCGTAGCGGTTTTCCCTTCAAACTCAATACTTATGAAAGCATACCTATCTGGTTTCTGGTGTGCGCTTGTTGCAGCAACCGAAACATCATAACTGTATTGCGGCGGGACAGTTCTACGCTTAGTCTTTACCTCTATCTTTTCTCCATTGTATATCATATCATAATCTTTATGATCTTCAACACATACGCCTAGATGATTAGCTAAGGCAAGCTCACCCAATCTACCCGCTAGGTTCCCGCCCCCTTTAGTGATAGAGTTATTAATACTACCCAGATACTTGGCCCAATCTTGGGCCTTCTCTATCATCTTCTGATTGTATTCTAGCTGCTTCATGGTCTATAACCTTTTTAGCATATTCTAAATTTACCCTAAAGTGTTCGTTCCCTAAGTTTTCTTCAACGACCCTTCTGTGAAAGAGAACATCATGTACGTTCTTCTCTAACAGCTTACAATCTTCGGACACCTTGTAGTACAGGCATTTATATCTTCCCCAAGTTTGGGCAGCAGACAATCTCTTTCCAACATCATCTGTCTTTCCTATCTTTATAGAGTCCATGTCATCGCTCTTGAAGATGTAAACATATCCTTCCTTTGGGTATATTATACTTTCTCTTGGCGGATTCTTATTAATCTCCTTGTAAATTTTAGGTAGCTTTTCTTTTTTCTTTTTTAACGGTACTACGTTGGTATGTTTTATATGCTCTTTCCATGCCTCCCCAGCCTGTTTAATATATTCTCTCCATACTGGACCGTCATGCCCCGGTTTGTCAGGTCTAACTCCGCCAAGAGATTGGGCGTAGCTCCTCTTCCAATTAGATTTATCCATCCCGGTAACTGGATCAGGATAACGGTTTCGTAATTTCTCTATATGCTTTTTACACTTCTTACAAGCATTTTGCCTACCAGATGGTTGACTACGGTTTAATGCGAACATCTCATATGGAACCATGTGATCTGGGTATTCTTCCGCACACTCCCAATGACCCTTATAGCCACAACACCTTTTAAGAGTAGACAAGATGATCCCTTTCTTTTCTTTTTTCCTTTTCTGCGTTCATCATATTTAATAAATGTAACCACATCTCCTCATGTAAAACAGTATCCGATTCTATCATTGATTTCTCTATCATTTGCCCCATCACCTCACAGTCTATAAGATGATGATCGACTAAATCAGTCATCATTTCTATAGCGGCGTTGTAATGAAAGATGACAGTAGAAGGTAAGTAACTCATCTTAATTCTTTTATCCTCTTAAACAGAGTATACGCGGCCATAAACGCTTCAAAGTTTTTATCTATATCCTCAGACCTTACAGCCTCAAACCTTCCCGTTGCCTTATCGCACCTCAATATGTAGGTTGCCTCAACTTCCTTACCATGAACGTCCTCAGCGGCCTTAGCATACGCCGCAACCTGTAAATGATATTCCGGGTAAACCGCTTTACTCGTCTTCCAATCAATGACACAATACTCTCCGTTAATTGTTGCTCTGGCATCTAATGTGCCAGCATATTTATATTTCCTATGGTAAAGTTTCTCCTCTGCTGAGTGCCACTCTACCACATTCTGACCAACCCAATCCTTAAAAGCCTCTATAGAATTGACAGCTTCTTCCTGTTGTGGAAGAGGCATTAAGTCCTCATGCTTTATTTCTCCCAGCTTAAAGCTGATTGCATTCTCTACCCAATCGTGGGTAATGTTGCCAATGTTTAAAGCGTCTGTTGACTTACTTCTGTAAGCAGACTTGATACCCTTCAATAAGGGTTCCATACCCATAGCTGACTTATAGATGTTTGTTTTCTTTGATGAAGATTCTTCATCGTGGAAAAAGTTTTTCTCCAGCCAGCCCACACCAACCTTTAAGGCCCAAGGGACCAAGGCGGGTTTAGATATGATATCAAGTATCCTAGTTGCACTAGGGACTACTTCATCCTCTATTTTGTAGGAGTGCAGCCGCCGATCAAACCTTAGATCGACGGCCTCTCCATCGTGGTAGTTAATTTTCAAAACGGGACTTCATTGCTGACAGTATTGCTGGCGGATTTAGCAGAGCCGTTGTATGCGCCCTTCTCCTCAACCTTCCCCGAAAGGAAAGTG